CTGATTATAGTAGATATTATATAGTTGCTGCGGACGTTGCAAGAGGTGACGGTGCGGATTATAGTGCGTTTCATGTTATTGATGTTGAAACAATGACCCAAGTTGCAGAATATAAAGGACAGATAGGCACTAAAGATTATGGTAATATGTTGGTTAGTGTAGCTACTGAGTATAATAATGCTTTATTAATCGTAGAAAATGCAAATATTGGATGGGCAGTATTACAACAAATAATAGATAGACAATATCCAAATACATTCTATAGTAGTGCAGATCTACAATATGTAGATGTAGAAAAACAATTAACAAATAAGATCAATAGAGATGAAAAAAAGATGATTCCTGGATTTACCAACAGCCAAAAAACAAGACCACTATTGATTTCAAAATTGGAAAGTTATTTTAGAGAAAATTTAGTAGAAGTACGTTCAATTAGATTAATTGATGAATTATCAGTATTTATTTGGGATTCAAATAAAGCAACTGCAATGAGAGGATATAATGATGATTTAGTTATGTCATTAAGTATTGGATTGTGGGTAAGAGATACTGCATTAAGACTAAGACAACAAACTATGGATTTAAACAGATCAATGTTGGGCGGAATATCAAGAACTGGTAGTAGTCAGAACGTATACAAACCACAGTCATTAAAGAGTCAAGAAGCCTGGCAAATGAATGTTGGATTAACAAATGATAAAAAAGAAAATCTAACTTGGTTACTCTAATATACTTATATATATAACTTATGGCAAATGAAGAATTTCAAATATTAAAGCAAAGATCTCTTTACTCCAAGTTAAGAAGACTGTTTTCCACTGATACAATTGTACGTAATGTAGGTGGTAAGAAATTGAAGGTAGTTGATACAGATCAAGCAATGTATGCAACTGACCGTAATACACTTAGAGATCGTTTTAATAGAATCAGAACCAGTGCATATAATCAATACAGCAGAGATTTCACATTAAGTTATCAAGCTGCACGTATTGAATTGTTCCGTGATTATGATACAATGGATATGGACCCTATCATTTCATCTGCACTAGACATTTATGCAGATGAATGCGTCACTAAAAATGAATTGGGTGACATTTTAACAGTTCATTCAGAAGATCAAAACATCAAAGAAATTTTAAATAATTTGTTTTATGACATATTAAATATTGAGTTTAATATGTGGAGTTGGACTAGAAATTTAGTTAAATATGGTGATTTTTATTTGAAGTTATACATTAGTCCTGAATATGGTGTATACTTTGTTGAGCCAATGAGTTCATATAACGTAACCCGTGTAGAAAATAGTGATTTAAATAACAAGAATTATACAAAGTTTCAAGTTAATTTGCCTGAAGGCGGTAAGATTGAAGAACTTGAAAACTATCAAATTGCACATTTTAGATTATTGAGTGACAGTAACTTCTTGCCATATGGTAAGAGCATTATTGAAGGTGGCAGAAGAGTATGGAAACAATTATCATTGATGGAAGACGCAATGTTAATTCACCGTGTAATGCGTGCTCCAGAAAAGAGAGTATTTAAAGTTGATGTTGGTAATATTCCACCACAAGAAGTGGATCAATATATGCAAAAGTTGATGGATAAGATGAAAAAGGTTCCATATATTGATGAGAAGACAGGTGATTATAATTTAAAATTTAATTTACAAAACATGGTAGAAGACTTTTATCTACCAGTACGTGGCAGTGATAGTGGTACTAGTATTGAACCATTGAGTGGTATGGAATTTACTGGCATTGATGATATTCAATATCTTCGTAATAAGATGTTAGCCGCATTAAAGATTCCAAAAGCATTCTTGGGTTATGAAGAAGATTTGAGTGGTAAGGCAACTCTTGCAAGTGAAGACGTAAGATTTGCAAAAACAGTTAATAGAGTACAAAGAATTTTGGTTAGTGAATTAACTAAGATTGCTATCATTCATTTATATGCACAAGGATATAAAGACGCATCACTTGTTAATTTTAGTTTGGAATTGACAAACCCATCAGTAATTTTTGAAAAAGAAAAAGTTGCAATATGGAGTGACAAAGTAGCTGTTGCAAAAGACATGGTAGAAAACAAGTTATTTAGTAGAAGATGGATCTATAACAACGTATTCAAAATTTCTGAGGATGATATTGAAGTTCAGAAAAATGATATTGTTGATGACGCTAAACAAAATTATAGATTCAAACAAATTGAAGATGAAGGTATTGATCCAGCTAAACCATTCAATAAAATTAAGCCAGAAGAAGGCGGAACTGAAGGAGGTTCAGGAGGTGGAGCAGGTCCAGGACCTGAACCTGGTGCCGGTCCTGAAGGAGGTGCATCCGAAAAACCACCAGAAAAGTTGGCAGAATATGAAAGACCTTCTCAAGCAGGAAAGAAAAAAGCAAGTGATTATTCATTTGGAGAAGATGTTCTTGGTAGCTTAGAAAATAATAGACAAGTAAAAAATACTATTGCACATAAATTTAAAAATGATTCTCCGTTAAGTCTTGAAAGATTTGATTCTTATTTGAAGGATTATAAGACTGAAAATAGAGAATTATTGAAGGAATTTAAATCAAAAAATAAACCAAGTTACTTGGATGAAAGTAATATACTATGAAATCACTCAAAGGATTCATAAATATTGTATATAAAATGATTTTTACATAAAAATAACTATATTTATAAAATAACTAGAAAAAGAATATATGCAAATAGCTAAAGCTAAGCACTCTAAATTTAGGAACACAGGCATTCTTTTTGAACTGCTAACTCGGCAAATTACTGCTGATATCCTTGCCGGAAAGGATGAATCAATTGCAAAAACCCTTCTCTTTAAATACTTTAAAGAAAATAAAGAATTAGGTAGAGAATGGCAATTGTATAGCTTTTTATTAAATGAAAAAGCAAAAGATGAAGTACAAGCTGAAAAATACATCAATGTAGTCTTGAAACAAAGAGAAAAAATTGATGATAAAAAGTTAGTTCAAGAGAAATATAATTTAATCAAAGAAATAAAGGAAACTTATCCTATTGAAGATTTGTTGAAGTCAAATCTAAAAAATTATAAGACGTTTGCATCTATTTACAAAGTATTTGAAGACCACGTAAATGACAAAGTGAAGTTTGACATGAATGAAATTATTCAGTCCAGAACAGTCATCACTGAAAATTTATGTGGTAAAAAGAAACAAATTAATGAATCTGAAGATAACTTAATAAACATCTACAAACAACAAAGTGAAGAAGTACGTTTATTAAGTTATAAACTTTTGATTGAAAGTCTAAATGAAAAATATAAAGGACTAGATACAAATCAAAAGAATTTGTTAAAAGAATATATCAATAATATTTCAAATACAAATTCACTTAATAAATTGATTGTAAGTGAAATTGAAAATGTTAAATCTCAATTAACAGAGTGTTTATCAAAAATTGATAATGATATTATCAAAATTAAAATCAATGAAGTAGTAAAACAATTGAATAACGTAAAACCTTCTTCAAATGTAAAAGATAATCAAATCATGGTTTTGTTACTTTCATATGAACTTCTAAAAGAAATCAAAAATAAACTTTAATATTATGAGTGAAAAAAAGAAAAAATTAATCATTGGTGATTTCAAAAAAGCCTTAAAAGAATTGGTAAAACAAGTAATGGATGAAATTAGTACTACTGGTGGAGCTGCTCCTACCGCAGTACCAAATTGGGTAAGTAAAAATTCAAAAGGCCGTCCAGACGTAGCTACAAAATCTCTTCCTGGTTCTACAATTGCAGAAAAGAAAGGTGAGAAGGCTGAAAAGAAAATTACACCAGTCGGCAAGGAAAAATCACCTGATGTAGTTAAAGGTCCAGCAAGTAAGGGAGTAAAGTCAGATGATCTTTATATTCTACATAAAAGACGCGCTATTGCAGCTGCAAAAAATGATAAAAAAGATACACAACATTATGACAATTTGATTGCTACTGGTGAAAAACAATTAGGTTTCAAGCCAGGTGCAAGCAAAAAGAAATAATATGAATATTAGTCTAAAAAAACTTATATTTGAAGCAGAAGGTGATGTACCACCACAAAAGGGTACAAAACCACCTACACAAGCTCCAGCAGCTGCTCCTAAAGCTGCTCCAACACCAAAATCACCACCACCAGCTCCAGCAGCAGAAAAACAACCAGCTCCATCTGGTGGTGAAGGTGATGCAAATACATTTAATGTTAAGTTTGATTTAGATGACTTTGAAACAAAAGTTTCTAATTCAACAGAACAAGCAAAAAATGATTTTCAAAATAAAATTTTGCAAAAGATTTCAAACAAACAAGTAAGATTGGTTAGAGCCGCAAAAGGTTTTGGTCAACCTGAAAGAGAATATGTTGTTAATGTTGCGGATGTCAAAATTGAATTTTGGTATCAAAAGTACGTTGTTGTAATTACTGGTAGAGAACAAAACAAGCAAAAGGAAAGTGATTTCCATTTGACTGCTCCATATGTCATCAAGATTATGGGACAAGCTCAACCATCTAAATCTAAAAAACAAACACAACCAGCTGCTCCAAAACCAGTTCAAACACCACAAAACACTGCAACAAAGGGATTGTAATATGGAAAGAAAATTAATAGTAGATTGTATAACATTTGATATTTCAAAAGACGTAATAAATGAAGCCATGTCAAAAGGTGGTCCATTTATTGTAAAAGGAATTTTGCAAAGAGCTGGTGCAAAAAACCAAAACGGTAGAATTTACCCAAAAGAAATTTTGGAACGTGAAGCAAATAAATATAATGAAAACTTCATCAAAGAACGTAGAGCTCTTGGTGAATTAGATCATCCAGATAGTAGTGTTGTAAACTTAAAAAATGTAAGTCATAACGTAACAAAAGTAATGTGGGACGGTGATGATTTGATTGGTGAAGTAGAAGTGTTACCAACTCCAAGTGGTAATATTCTAAAAGAATTATTTGCATCTGGAATTAGATTAGGTATCAGTTCTAGAGGTATGGGTAGTGTAAAGAAGAATGTTTATGAATCTGCTGATGAAGTTCAAGATGATTTTGAATTGATTGCATTTGACTTTGTAAGCAATCCATCTACCAGAGGTGCTTTCTTATATCCAAAAGATCAACAATCTTTGCAAGAAGGTGTTGTAAAAAATCCAGAAACAAATAAATGGGAAAATGTTGAGAATATTATTAGAGATATTCTTGGTGAAATTAAGTCATAAACACAAAATATTTTATATTTATAACATATGATTAAACTAAAAACTTTAATTGAAGAAAATGCAGCTGCTGCTGGTCAACAATCTGTTAATGCAGAACCACAAAAGATGACCAAAGAAGACAAAAAGATGTTGGCTCAAATGGTAGCAGAATATAATGAATACGGTAAAGTATTACGTAATGTAAATGAAATTGCTCAAGTATCTGAAAAGCTTTGCAAAATTGCTGGTATGGCAGAAACTTATGCACTACAAGAATGTGGTGATTGGATGCAAGCTAATGTAGCTAAGAGACACTTTGCTGAATTGAAGAAGTTATCTGAAGGATTTCGTAAATTAGCATCTGAATGTTATGAAAATAACAAACAAATGACTGCTTTATATGAAGATATGGGACATATTTATGAAAAATATTTTGAAATTAATGATCCTAAATAACTAAACGTTAAACTGTGGTAAAAGAAAACCCCGTCTTTTGACGGGGTTTTTATTTTTAAGGTGTTTCAACTGAACCAAACGTGTCAATCATATTCATCATTTCATTAAACGTTTTATATACATGTTTTCTATCATTCATTACTAACCAATATCCTTTATCAGTTTTATAGATAACAAAATTTAAGGATGTCATATCACTGTTTCTGTCAACTTTTAATCTGAACCTTGTATCACCTTCTGGTTCAAATCCCATACCAATTAACATGTCTACCTCTTTCCAATCCCAACCATTTGGATGGTCAATATCATCAATTTTATATTCACCGTTGGTATCATCAAAACCTTCTTTTTTAATAAATGATTTTAAATGGGTCATATATTTACTTTCATTGAACGGTTAATAAAATTATATAATTTACTTTCAATATCATTCTTTTTACTTACATCAGTTTTATCATTATCCATCAAAGCTTTGACTGGTTCAGATAATTTTGAATATACAGTAGAAGGTTTATCCAAATCATCTGGATTTTTAATTTCTACATAGAAAATAATATATTTAAAACTTGTTTTGCTACTATCAGCTTGATTTACTAGTTTTTTAATTACAAAGTAAAATGTATTTTCACCAATATTTTTTTCAAAGCTCAGTTCCATTCCTCTGTCAGTTTTTTCTTTATTGACAGGAATATTTGCGGATTGTTTAATTTTGTCAATTTCAAATTGTTCAAAGTCAATACCGTGATTTTTTGTCAATTCATCTTTTATTTTTACATTGTCTTTTTGGAATTCAGCATTTTCATTTAACAAAGATTCTTTAAGAGATCTACGAAGTATTTCTTTCAATTTACTCTTAATTTGAATCTTTTGTTCATTGGTGACATTTGCATGAAGAGCAGCTAAATATCTTTTAACACTGCCTTTGGTACATCCAACTTTTTTGCCGGTGTCTTTTTTATAAATGCATTTACCTTTTATTTTATATGGCATAATACAATAAATATCTAAAATTTTTGTTACTTTCATTTTTTTATTTATATTTATTCAACAGTATTACGACATTCTTTGTCGCATAAATTAATAAAAAATTATTATTGAAGTTTACCCTCTAATAACTTCAGGAAACCCAAAGGAAAAATTATGTCAGATTTATTAAAGGAAGCTATTGCTGACGCTAAGGCTGTACGTGCTACTGCTCTAGCAAATGCAAAAGCCGCATTAGAAGAATCATTCAAG